AAGAAGGAACACCGTCTAATGGTAGTTCTTCGCCAGCAAGTTCGGAAGCAGGCTCAATTGCCTCGTCTTCCTTCTCTTCATCACCCATGTCCATGTCCATGTCAGCGGCATCATCATCTTCGCCACCTTCATCGTCACCTTTATCAGACATCATTTTTTCTTTTTTTTCTTTAAGATCATCAAGAGCATCTTCTAAGTCAACGACTCTGTCTTCGATTTCTTCGTCGTCGCCTTTATCCTCTTCACCATCATCGTCAGCTTCCATGTCATCGATCATGTCGTCTGCCGCGTCACCGCCCATTGGGTCAGCTTCTGGTGTAATTTCGTCGAAATTTTCGTCTGTTTTTTCGTCTGTAGCTTCCTCAACGTCTTCGTCTGATGCTTCGTCTACTTCTTCGTCTGACTCTTCTTTAACTTCTTCGTCATCTGAAGCTTCATCAACTTCCTCGTCTTTAGCTTCTTCCACGTCTGCATCTTCTGAAGCTTCATCTACTTCTTCATCTGTTGCTTCGTCGACTTCTAAATCTTTCATGTCGTCCTCAAGCATTTTTTCATAGATGCCACGTGATTTTTCTATTACAAATTCATGAAACAATGAATCCGCGCCTTCGCGATCATTGTTTACCAATTTTTCGAGCATTTGCTCTAGTTTTGATTGATCTGCCATTGTTTTCTCCTGTTAATAATTGATGTAAGGCTGTCTAGTATTATTTACACTTTTGTTATAAAATACGTGGAAAATGGCGTCAAAACGGATCGTTTTGACACGTTGGTGTTAAAAATCATAATATTTCCTGAACTCATCAACACTGATGTGTGTCAGGTTATCTACCTTTTTTAACTGTTTTGGTATGAAATCGTCTCCGTTTTCAACTACTCTTATGTACTGTGTTCTACCATGTCCTTCGCAAGTAGAAGCTGTTTGACGTTCCCAATTACCAAAATATGTTGCTGGTTCACCCGTTCTTTTATAATTGTGTGTTCCTGCGTACAAGTTATTTACCTTTGTTCTGTTTCCTTGGTCATCTTTCTTTCCATGAAAATCAAAACCTAATATGTAAATTGTATCGTGTCCGTGTGTACTTGCTAACCACAAAGCGGTTGGACCACTACTCCAACCCTTGCTTGGTTGGAAATACTTGAAACCCTGCATACCATGAAACTGTTTGTTTGGATTTGTCCAAACTTCATTTTCCATTTGCCATTTGTGCTGATTTATTTCTAGTATCATTTTTACGTCAACTGCTACTAGATAGTCTGGTCTAAAGTGTCTATACACAGCATTACAAGCATATACTTTTCCGTAATTTTTAAGTGCGTATAGGTCTATATCTTTTCGACTCTCGCCATTACCTATAACGAAAGCTACCGTCATCGGCTTACCTCTTATATTTCTGGTTGTGCCTGAATGCCGTACATCTGACGTACGAAATCTAATTCTTTTTGTTCTTCTTCTGCGTGGACTTCTGAAGCTATACGTGCTTTATTGATCTGTCTTAAGGTCAATCGTGTCTTGCGTGTATCATCTCTCTTGACTACGCTTTCGTCATCAGTAGCATCGTAGGTTTTATCTTCTACGGGCTCAATGGTTTGTTTATCAAAATAAAATAATTCTCGCAATATCATACTAGTATTTATGCCGGAGGTGTTTCGCCTGCCGGTGCTCCTCCTACTGCTGTGTCACCAGTTGGTGCTCCCGTTGTGTCTGTTGCTCCAGCGGCAACTGTTGGATCTTCACCTTCGGGTGCTACATCCGTTGCTCCACCAATGTCAGCCTCAATACCTGCGCCACTAATACCTGCGCCTCTCATTTCTGATTGTGAGTCAGTTGGTGGTTTGGTCAGGTTCTCATCATTCTCTTCTCTCCACAGTCTTTCGTTCTCAGCCATTTCAGCTTCTGACAATCCTAAGAAACGTTTCATAGCATATCTGTTGCTTACGAAAGGAATCGCCTGTATCTGAGCAAACGTACCTATTCTTTGATTATCTAGCTCACTTTGTCTATAGCTGGCAAAGTTTTGTGGTGGTTGGAAATTTAAATCAAACATAGCTATGTCTATGTTTACACCTTTTTCCAAAAGGTATCTTTTAAATTCTTGATTGAATACTTCTGAAATAAGATTTTGTAATCTTTCACAGTACTTGTTGAATCTCAGTTCTTGGATAAATGCTGTACCTACCCTGCCGTCATTGAATGAACTTTGTCCTTCATCCTGTGCCGCCGCTGGTAAGTATGAGCTAGGAATACGTAGTCCTCTTACAAGTTTGTTTGTGAAATACTTGAGATCATCAATTTCACCTAGATTGGTTCCGCCTGGTAGCGTTTCAACCTTAGAACCTCTACCTTCTGCTGTTTGTGGGAAGAAGTAATCTTCGTTTGTTGATAACGGATTGTAAGCACTGTCAATTACTGATGTGCCTCCACCTGTTTTACTTGGAATACGTCTTTGATGTATTTCTGTTTTTACTCTTTCAACAAACTGCATCGCAAGGTGTGACGGCATGTTACCCACATCAACGTAAAACACTCTACGCTCTGGAGCTCTCTGTGTTCTATAAATTATGATAGCATCTTCTAGTAGTTCCTTTTGCTTGTATACTTTAAATATACCTTCTAACAATGAATTACCAAATGGAGCATTGTTATCCAAGCCTTCGCTTAAACTTAGGTGTACCATGTGTTCAGCGTTGACAGCTACTTCTTTTTGTTTGTTAATACCAAACCTAGTTGAACTGCTTTGTGTAGAAGTATTGCCTACCATTCCTCTAACACCACCTGTTAAATATCCATCACCTCCACCCGTTACGTTTCCGTTGGTAGTATATGGCGTTGTGGCAACCTTATCTACAAAGTTTAAATTGATATCTTTTACGATATACTGTTCCGGTTTTTTACCTTCCGATTCGTTTACAATAATGCTTGAAACCTTTGCTGGATCTACATGAAACCATTTTTTAGTTTCTGGATCTCTTATAAAGAAAGCATCTCCGAACTTGAACACATTACGCACAATCTTGAACATCCTTGTTTCAAAACCGTTCATTTTGTGCCATTGTTGTAAGTATTGTTCTAAGATAGAAATTTCTGAATTTGTTGCTGTTTGTTTAAAGTCTAAAACAAACGTTGTTTTGTTTTGTGTATTCTTTTGTGAACAAAATTCAGCTAATATGTCAAGAGCGGCATTTACTTCTGAATCCTGATCCATTACATTATATTGTCCATATCTTTCAACTCTGTTAGGAGCACCTGTATAGACATCAGGTAAAAAGCTAGAATAGTTAGTTCTAGCTGGACCAGGTTGATTGCCCGTTGAACTTAATGGACTGCTTGTTCCATCTGTTCCTTCAACCGGTGTAAAATATCTCTTCCAACTCATTATTATTCCTATTACACTGTTTCGCTATTGGATTCGGTAGCTCTCAAGTGTTTTCTGTTAATCTCCATAAGATCCAGTACATTCTTATTTAACAAAACTAGCTGTTCTGTGACCTCATTGCTGGCTGTGGCTTTTTTGCTAGTAGCACCCGTAGAATCTGCTGATTTGGTTTCACTTGCCTTGTTAACCTCTTCTTCAGCGACAGCTTCGTCCACTTTTGGAGCTTTTGTATTGGATGTTGTGTCTGTAGAATCGCCAAATCCAAAAAGTTCTTTAAGAGGTTTTCCTCCGCCTCCTAACCATTTAGGCAAATAATCTCCAAAATTTGGAAACTCTATGTCAAATCCAAACAGTCCTACAAATCCTTCTACTATGTTAGAGAACACTGCTCCTATTTTCTTACCCAATTCGTTTTTAGAGAAAAATTCCTTTATGTTATCCCAACCAATAAATCCTACAACACCTGAAATGATCAAACTAGCAACGGCACCAAACGGATTAAGTCTAAGAAAGCCTGCTGTTATCAATCCTAAGATACTTACTCCCATCGCTGTCCAGTCAAAATCAGCTATCATTCCTACAAAGCCGGTTTTTAAGTTTTCTACCAAATTGTTTAAGAATCCTTTCCGCTTCTCTGGATCGGACATGTCTTGGAAAAACTGTACAAATGCTTCTAACTTTTCTTTTACCAAAGGCAAATAGGTTACAAATGCATCATTGAAAAACGTTTTTATGTTTTTTATCAGAGCCTGTCCGCCTTCCGGACTTGCAAACCATTTTTGTAATTCTTCAATTTCTGGAAGTATGTACTTGTTAAAGGCCGCTTGGGCTTTTTTATACATGTCATCCATTTCGTCTATGGTAGGTAGCAAATCTGCCACCATGCCTTTAAAGTCTTGGAACATTTCGCTTTCTAATAGATCAGCTTTGAATGCTCCTAACACACTTGCTAAACCTTCTTCCTGTGTTGCCATAGTTGTCGTAAACTTGTCACGAGCTTTTTGTTCTTTCTCTGCCGCTTCACCACTAGCTAGTGTTATACCTTTAAGTTTACCCATGTTTTCGAACACAGCAAAAAGTTCCGGATTTGTATCTGCTAAACTTCTAAGGAACTGTTCTTGATCATCACCGTATGCGCCCATGTGTTCACGCAGATCTTTTTCAACGTCTTGATAAAACTGAACAATTTCTTCCGGCTTCATGTTTTTGATATTTGCCGCTTTGTTTTTAAATGTTTCACTCATTACACTTAGATTTCTTGCCAAAGGTGTGAATGCCTTACCGTCGGACATATCTACCAATGCATCTTCAAATCCTTCCATACCTGGAGGTAACAACCTCAAAGCACCTTGAAATTTTAATGCTTCCTCTTGTGTCATGTTTGCTATGGCCGCTTGCATGAATACGTTATCTTTACGAGCATTCATTTCGTCTTCTATTTCTTTTCTGTTCCTACCCGTGATTTTTGCTATCCTATCTAGTTCGAAGCTGTATGCCTGTGCTCCTGCGATAAGCTGTTGATCTGTCATTTGCTCTTTTTTGCCCATGTACAACATCATTTCGTTGTAGTTGATCAAATTCTAATTTAATTCCTTTGTTGTTAGACCCATGCCCATTAGCTGTTGTCCAATGGCTCCTTGACGCATTTCCTTTGCTAGCCTACCAAAGGTTGTGATACCACCTGA